ACCATTTTCTACCTCCTCGTGAACCTGGTGAATTTGCTCCTGATGAGCCTCCACCAGAACTTCCTCCGCCTCCTGTGCCACCTCCAGTGGCTCCTCCTGCGGCAACTGCTGCTGCATTAATTGCAGCACCTGCTGCAACCACTGTAGCAACAACCATTTCTGTTGCCTCTTCTCTTTCTTCGTCCGACATATCTGCGCCTATGCTTCCAAATGCAGCTAACGCTGCTGCTGGATTTGTAAATAATTCTTCTACAAGTGCTCCTGGATTCTGAAGTAACTCTACTTGTGCAGCAACTGCTGCAGTAATTACAACTGCATTTCCATTTTCATCTGTTCTAACATCTACTGGTGTTGCTGCTGGAAGATCTTTATATTCAATTCCAGATGCTTTAATGTCTGCAGAGCTTACTGCTTGCCCTGGCTTTAGATCTTCAATTAATGTAGCAACTACTGCATCTTTTTGCTCTTCAGTTAATTCTTTGCCTGCCTTAGCATCTTCTATAGCTTTATCAAGGGCTTCTTTCTCTGCTTCTTTTGCTTCCGCTTCCGCCTTTAATCTATCTGCTTCTGCTTGCTTAGCCTCTGCTTCTGCTTTAGCATTTGCTTCTTCTTGTGCTTTGGCTTCTGCTTCAGCCTTTGCTTGCTCTTCTGCTTCTCTTGCTGCTTCTGCTTCTGCTTCTAATCTTTCAGCTTCAGATTTTGCATCTGCCTCTGCCTGCTCTTTAGCTTCTTGTTCTGCCTTGGCCGCTGCTTCCTCTGCAGCTATACGGTCCGCCTCTGCTTTAGCCGCTGCTTCTTCGGCTGCTTTAGCTTCGGCTTCGGCTTTTGCTGCAGATTCTGCAGCTGCTTTAGCTTCTTGTTCTGCCTTGGCCGCTGCTTCAGCGGCTGCCTTTGCTTGTGCAGCAGCCTGCGCTGCTGCTTGTTCTGCTGCTCTTGCTTGTGCTTCTGCATACGCTGCCTCTGCTGCTGCTTGCGCTGCTGCAGCTTCTGCTGCGGAATTTGCTGCTGCCTGCGCTGCTGCCTGTTGCTCTGCATAATAATTTGTAGTTACTTGAGCAGCATTTGTCATTGCAGTTACTGCCTCTTCAACCTTTGTTGTTGCTGTATTAGCAAGGGTGTTTGCAGCTTGAACTGTTACTGTTGCGGTTTCTGTTAGCTGAGTTAATGTAGCAACCTCAACTGCTTTAACTTCAGTCTTGTCAACAACTACTGCCTCTGCTGCAGTTTTTTGAGTGGTTAATGTATTAAGAACTGCAGTATCATTATTAAGAGTTGTTTGTGCTGTAGCAACTGCTGCAACTAATACTGGATCTTTTGTTATTATTGTAGTTGCAAACGCACCGTGTGTAGGGGTTGTAAAATATCCAGTTCCATCTGCTCTTGTTATTCCATAACCAAGTATGACCTGGGAGCCTCCGCCATTTTCGTAATACCAGATCACAAAGTCCTGCTGCTTATCTGTAGTTGTATTGTAGATTGGAGAATACTGACTCCATCCACCGCCCTTGTCAATCCACTCATTTATTGCAAGCTGCCCATCGATGTACATCTTTGCGCCGTCGTCAGAATGTATGGCATACTTTACTGCTACAGCTTCTTCTGGAACAGTAATAGTTCCTTCAAACTTAACAATTACATTGTCTACACGCCCAGAATTAAGAATTGGCCCGCTACCAAAAGTATGAGCAACATATGGCACTGTAGTGGTTGAGAGAGGTGTAGCATTTTCTGCTGGGAGCGCTGGAGATGCACCTCCAGGTGAGGCATATGTCGTTGCCTTAATTCCATTAGTCGTTGTCTCTACAGCTGAATTATCTGCAGCAGTTTGAGCAGCAGTTAAATTAACTACATCTGTGGCAACTACAGCAGTTTGCGATTCAACCTGTTGAGTAACTGTATTTAAATTAGTCTGAGCAGTATTAAGATTTGTTGTTGCTTGTGCAACTACTGCAGTCTGTGATTCAACTGCTACCTGAGCTGTTGCTGCAACTGTTACAGCAGTTTCTGCCGACTGAATTGCTGTTGTGGCTTCTTGCACCTTAACTGTAGCATCTGCAACTGCAGTTGCAATAGGCTCTTGTGTTGTAGCAATTGTTGCTGCCTGCTGAGGTGTTGTATTAGGAACATTAGCCTGAACTGTTACTATGATCGCATTGCCTTGAGTCTGAGCTGCTGCCTGCAATGCATCTGCTGCCGCTTCTACCTTATCTGCAACTATCTCAACTGTAATAGGAGTGGTTGCTGTGGCGGTATCTGAAGAAGGATTAGCTGGAGTTACTTGAACTGTTGGCTCATCAGCATTTGCTATGCTTGGCCCAAAAAGGAAAAGCCAGCCGATTATAAAAAGGCTGGTTAAAAAGTACTTAAACTTTCTAGTCAATCAGGATCTCCTAAGTAATGCAATATTTTTGCTTACTTAGATATTATAGCAGAATGTTAGTTTAAATTACTTAACATTATCTGTTTTGTAAAATCCGTTACCCTTAAACTGTATGCCAAATGATCCATAATGTCTTTGTAATCTTCTACCACATTCGTTACATAGATAATTAGGTTCTATAGAATTTATTGATCTTTCTTTTGGAACAATACTGTCTGGTAAACACTCACACTTGTATTCATATATAGGCATTACTTACCGCTCTTTTTTCTTTTTTCAGCTAAAGCCTCAAAGTCTTTGACTTTAGTTTTTCCCATGTATCCCCACGCATATCCATCTTCAATCATCTGTTCATTTAAAGACTTTGTGTTGTTGTCAACGTAAACCCATCCTAGAATACGACCATACTTCTCAGAGCTGTCTGGCTTTTCTGTTTTTACAACAATGTCTTTAGCATCTTTGAACTTAGACTTAAGATACTCTTTTGACTCTAAGCCTAATATTTTCTCAAGCTTGTCTGTTGTTCTAGATTCTGGTGTGTCGATGCCTGCTAGTCTAAGTCTTTGAGAATATGAAATGCTGAATCCAAGATCAATGTCAACATCAATAGTGTCTCCGTCCACTATCTTTGTTACCTGCTTAACTCTGTATTCAAACATATCTCTCCCTTAATTTAAATGAGCAGTTTTTTACAGTCATGCTCAGGACTATACCAGTTATTTATAGTCGCTGTCTCCCCCGACTATCCTGGGCAGCGATGCCCGCATCTGCGACTCCCCAGTGACGGGGTGCAGATATCTATTATACTATTTATTTGATCTTGATAGTCTTAGGCTTTTTCTCTTCTGGCAGAATGCGTACAATATCAATTTTAAGCATTCCATCCTTTAGTTCCGCAGCCTTTACTTCCATATATTCACCAAGAGCCCACTCACGAGTAAATTTACGGGCAGCAATTCCACGGTGAATAAACTTCGAATCGTTATCCTCCGTCTTCAATTCTCCCTTTACTGTAAGCTTGCCGTCTGCTGTTGATACATCAATATCTGTTTTACCAAATCCAGCGACTGCTAGTTCGACAACAAAGTTGTCTTCGTCTACCTTGATTACGTTATATGGTGGATAGTTAGTTGCACTTGATACTGTTTGAGCATGGCTCCATGTATCTAAAGCTCTATCAAATCCAATAAAAAAAGGATCTTTAAAAAGATCCCATGTATATGTTGTTACCATTTTATTCCTCCTTCAAGCGAATAAGTTAATTTATAGGACCCCTTAAGGGCATCCTGTAATAATTATATCATAATTTTTAATCGTTTGGAATGTCCCTAAATGTAGTAGGGTCTATTTCTATCATGCCCATTTCTTTAGCCAACTTTTGTCCCTCTGGACTCAAATGTATTGTTGCTTGCAAATCTTCATCGTACTCAATTTCTGCAAGTCCAGCCTCGTACAAATTTATTAAAGACTTATCAACATAGTCAACGTGAGACTGCCATAACTCAGGGGCGTACTCCTTAGCCATTTCTTGGTCTATAGAATAAATAAGTTCGCCATTCTCATCCATACCCTCTAGATTAACAACTCCTATTTCTAAATAGTAAGCAAGAACCTCGTCGCCGTCTTTATCTTCAAGACTCATTTATGGTTCCGTCCTCATTCTTATCTATAGTTGTTTCCACTATTTGCTGAACGTATTCAGAAAAATGCTTTCTAATGCTTCCCATTGGTCTGGAGCCAGAAGACTTCCATATTCTTTTATATTCTATAACATTAGAAAATGTTGTAGGACATAGCAGGGTGCCATTGTATTCTTTTAAAACTGTAGGAAGAGGCACATGCTTGCCACAACACTTACATTCTTTTGCTCTTTCTTGATATATACTCATACTATTTCCATTCCGTCTAATACATCTGATAAGTTTTTAGGCATCCTCGGTGGTCTTATCATGTTCATTACTATTTCATCTTCTTCTTTTTCTCTATCCCACTTCAAAGAGCTGTAGGTATGTATGTCTATCTCTTCGTTATTTTGTGGCCTGCTTCTACTAATTGCGTTATATACAGAACCGCAAACGGCATCAGCTAAGTCTTTAGATCCTTTTCGTGGGTGATCAACCCTGTCTCTCATAATTTTTAATTGAAGCAATTCATCTATAAGTAATTTAATTGCAGGTCCGCTCAATCTATCTTCTGCAACAACCATGGCCATGTCATCGTAATGTTTCTTTGCAACTGATAATGTTTCTGTGTTAATACCATATTGTTTTAACTGCTGCATCATGTCGTGTGAGTTCCATCGGTCAAATGTGCAGACACGAATTTTAAAACCTTTTGTTCTAAGAGATAGAATGTAATCTTTAACTTCTGTAAAGTCTACAGATTTATCTGGAGTAGGAGTCCAATATCTAACTGCATCAACTTCTACAATCGGGGCGGGCTGTGAGTATGTATCTGTTACTTTTACATTTACCCATTTTTGTACATGCGCCATAGCAACAGCACAATGGTCATGCTTTTGTGCAAGGTCTACGTGCAAAAAATATTCCTTGTCTGGATCTGGCGCAAACCAATTTTCAAATCTTCCAAACTCATCTACCGCTAATGACATATTGCTAAATGCTTTTTCAATTTTTTCACGAGACTTAAAGAACGCATCAATTGCTTCTGATGGCATGCAGGCAAATCTTCCTAGGGCATCTGGGGCATTTTTATAGAAAGCAACCTTAAAGTCATTTATGCTCCGTGTAGGATTTATATCCCATGTCGGTCTACGCAAAGCATACATCCTAGGATACTTGTAGGATAAGATGTGATCTTCTTCCCACTCAATATCAAACTCATTGCCTTCTGTGCCGTCTGGCAGGGTATCATCTAGTTTAAAATGATGTGTTCTAGTTACTGTTTCTTTTTCAGCTACTACGTCGTCGTATCTTTGTTGTATATAGTCATTCTTATATCTTGGGAATGATAGCAGAATAACCTTTCCATAGTCTGGAAAACGTGAGTCTACAGAGGCACGATACATTTCATATATAAGACTTCCCGTCTTTGCTTGCTCATGGCCAGTGGTATTCTCTACACTGAAGCCAGAAATTTCGTCAAGGATAACTACGATTACGTTATACCCTTCCCATGCTTCACGCTCTGAGTGACCTGAGTGTACTGTAATGTTTTTATTAAATTTAATTTCAGAAGCTTTTTCTGTGTACTTTCCAACAAACCACGGGGCTTTATCGATGCGTGTTCTAAACCCTTTAAAGAAAACATTGTTTGCTTGCTGTGCGTTAATAGCAATATTAATAATATCAATTGAGTCTCCAGGAGGCTTTCCATAATATGATGCTGGATCTTTAAGGCACAATAGTAAATATACTATATAGGCAACTGATATAGTTGAGCAGTAATCTTTTCCAGACCCTTTACCTAGTTGAGCAACAACCTCATTGGCTGTTTGCTTAAACATTCTCACGCCTTCTTCTTCACCAAAAAGTTTAACAAGGGTGGACTCTTTATAAATTTGTGAACTCTTTTCAATAAGAGTATATTGATATTCAGATAATGGTGGAAGGCCTAAATACTCTGGGCTCTGGACAAATGTTCTTAGATCTACTGGGCGTTCATCAAACTCTTCGCCATCCAGCATATCAATTAAATCATTAAAATTAAGATCCACTAACTTCCTCTATAATCTCTATAGGCTCTACCACTCCAGTAATCTGTGATAAGCGCTTTGCAACATCCATCTTACATTTAGGACATGAGGCTGTAACTTCTTTTAATATTTTAACAAGGATATCTTGCTTACGTTCTGTTTCTGCGATTTGATTTGCCAACTCAGCATTATCAAGTAAGCCAACTTCTTGAAGCATTCCAATTCTTTTACCTTCAATATCGGCAATAAGCTTTAGTGCTCCTGATTTAACATTTAGTTGTCCCGCCTGATCTGCGTCTTCAACGGTTTTCCATGCCTCTTTGATGAGCATAGCGTAGTGTTGGTCTGCTCCAGAGATAGCCTCTTTAGCCCTCTCACGAGCCGCTGTGTCGTTGTGTACAACGCTCTTCCACTCATCTATCAACTCGACCACTTCGGCTCTCTTAAAGCCCGTGACGGTTGCAATTTGGGTTGGGTTGTTTCCCTTGAGCAGTTCTGAGACTACCACGTTCATGCGATCAAAATGATCGGCTAATTCAATTTCGGACATATATTAGAGTATACTCTTAGTCGACTAAAAAATCAACTAGATTTAGCTATTTTATATAGAACTAAATACCCTATAAGGTCATCTATATCGTTATCTCCAGCAAATCCTTGGTTATTCTTTACTCTATTTAATTTATCATCTATTCTAACCTTTAATTGTTCTGTTGAATCCGCCGTTGAAAATATTCTGGCTGGCTCCAAAGCTGAGTTACCGTATGATATATTTTTATCAATTAGCATATGTGCAATTTCAAGGCATGTATTTAATATTTTATTGCCTGCTGGTGCTCCTACTGCATGTAAGTACAAGTCTTCATATCTAAATACATCTGTGTCTTTATATACTGGTCTTAACATTTATCCGCCTTTTATTCGTGAATATGTTCTGG